GTTTTTACTTCACCAAGTAGGTAAGCAAGAGTATCGGCATCGTTAGATGAAGCAACCATTGGGTGATTACGGATTGCTAACTTATCGTTTTTAGCAAACCACTCCATGCTATTGTAAAGTCCACCAGTTGCATCACGACCCTCATTGATTTTAGTAGCAAGAGTTTGTGGTGAAAGAATAGTTACATTGCGTGTGCTCTTTGGTATTAAAAAATCTTTAGTTAATTGTGTTATACCTGCATCGGTTGCACCTAATGGTTGTAAAACTAGAGCCTTACGAGCAAGTTGTGCAGCCTTACCGACCTTACCTAGTGGGTCAGTTACTGTTGTAAAGAAGGTATCATAAGCACCTGACAAGGTGCGATATTCCCAATTAGTATCAAAAACTTTACGGTCATTAGCATCAAAGATATTAAAGTCACCACGAAGTGCTGACTTAGTTGGGTCAAAGCGTGACTGTAAGTATGCAGTAGCCTGACCTGCAGAGATTTCTCCACGCTGTGCCCAAGACTGTTGCCAATCATTAGTGGCTAAGCCAACTAGACCAGCAGATAAAGGTTCACGAACATATTTGCCACCGACATTGTATGAAGTACGGGCAACTGGAAGGATAACATCATTAAACGCTGCACCTAGAGCCTTACGAGGTATGTAAGTGGTAGCGGCAAGAGAGCCTTTAAATACATCTCCTGCTATTTGAAATGCATCGCCAACCCAAGACTTATCATTGGATGCCACAGATGCAATATCGTGTCCTAATACAGTCCAGCCAATTTCATTACCAATTTTATTTAATTGATTGCTGGCAAAATTACCTAGATTGTCAGAAAAACTCATTAAAGAACGCTCCGCAAATAACGAACATAATTGCGGAAGGCGTTAGAGGATGAAGGAGATTCTGCAAGAATTGCAAGAGTTGGCAATGCAGTAATCATACGCTGACGGTCCTCTGTTGCCAGAGTCTGGTCTTTTGCATACATAACTTCGCTACCAGCACCTGCTCCTGCATCAATACCAGTAGTAACTGGCTCATCAGGGCGTTGTGTTGGTGCATCTAACGGAACAATTTGTTGTCCAGTTGGGGCTGTTTGTGGGCGACCACTTGAAGGAGTTGCTGCAAAGGTTGGAGAAGCGCTCATTGGTGCAGATGTTTGCATTTCCATCATGGCTTGATTCTCGCCATAAGGTCCACCTGTCATTGCTTGCGCTGCTTGTGTTCCGCCATTACCACTGCCACCTGTTGCTGAAACAGCATAGTTGTTTTGTCCTGCAGTTGGGCGATTGCCTCCTGATGCCATGTGCATCTCCTTTCCATTTAAGGTCAGTATTTAAAAGTAGTGAGCAGTTTTTAAACTTGCTCAGGTTTAAGACTTACTTTGAGCCTCTTGTACCTGATGGTTGCTTTGAAAACATTGTGGTTGATGCTGCAGGCTTAGAAGCCTTAGGCACACCAGCGTTAACAGGTCCTGCTACATTTGCTTTTCCTGCACCGCCCTGATTAGCAGGCTTGCTGCCCTTGCCAGGTTGGTTATTTGGATACTTTGCTGTACTTGTATTTGCCATGGTTATCTCCTTCCCTATGCGATAGGCACTCTGCGTGCGACTGTTGCTTGTAAATTTGCATCGCCACGGCTACTTAAGCCTGCGAGAAGTGATTGAACATCTGGTCTACCGCCTGGAGCAATTTGTCCAGGTGCAATGCCTTGCATAAGACCTGTTTCGCTCATGCCCATTGGAAGTTGCCCGCCACCTGCTGCGCTCTCACTTGGCATGCCCATAGATTCGGGACTTACTGAGCCTGGGGCTGCAGCAGGTGTGGGATTCTGTGGTTGGAACGCCTCTTGGATTGCTACTTCAATAGCAGTTCCTTTTTGGCGAGCACTAATAACATACGAAAGTTTGCGTAAGATGTCAGATGGGTCTTGTCCTTGGCTTGCAAGGGCAGGTATTGCTTGTGCATAAGAAGCGATTGCTTGTTTCATAGCATCGCGGAGTTCTTCTGTTTCAACTTTTTGTTCTTCTTGTGTTGCATTGAAAGAGAAAGGCATTTGTCGGCGTAAGAAGTCACGAGAAATTAACTTATCACCTCGTGCTTGTAGTCCAAAGACCAATGCACGGTTAGGGTCAAGTCCTGCCATGAGTCCATATTGAACATCTACGGTGTAATCACCAGCAATATCACGGTTTGGCTTGTATTTAATATTGTAAGGGGTGCCATTGTATACACCTCTAAGTTCTTTATCCATATCGCCAAAGATTTTTTCATCAACTCTTAGCGCTAACGCTAACAATTCTGTAAATGTACGGGCAAACATGGCATGTGCAGTCTTGATTTGTGTATCAAAACCACCCATAAGAGCCTTAACACCCTGACCAGTAATGATTGAAGCATCAATATTACCTGTTCGGGCATCTGGAAAACGAGAACCTAGACGGAGTTCTTGCTCAAGAACTTGTGACTGAGCGAACACATTTCCAGGAAGTTCCAGTGGGACTCTACGAATTTCATTAGGTTTGGAGGAACGCATAATTGCATCAGGTCCAAGGGCTAACTCCTGACTATCCAGAGGCATCGCAATCGGTGCCTGAACTGCTTTAGTTGCTGCTTCAAGTGAAAGTAGCGCATAGCGTGCTTTAGCAACTTGAATAGCAAGTACATCATCAAACTGACCACGGGATTGGTCATCTAATGAAGGTCGTTGTACGACACGAATTAAGCACTCACCCATTGGGTTAGGCGCTCTATCTAATACTAAGTTGTTTTTATTAGGCATGAATAGAACATCTTGGTCCTTATCATGGAAACGAACAATCTCGGAAATGGTTGATGTATTGTTTTTATCGTAAATAAGGTGTGCAACTTCTGGATACTTAGCCATTAGTTCTTCTGTTGGCTTCATCATGCGTTGGAAAAACATGGTTACACGACCATAACGGTCAATAACAGGGTAACTTCCTAGTGAATCAAAGAATCTAATGCGAGGCATGTTCTCATCAATATCAATTTCAACCTGTGCTGGAACAAATCCATAGGTAACATATCTATCAGCAGCATTAAACATCTGTGACTGTAAATCAGAGAAGTTAACAATTCCATTAACAATCTCACCACGCTTATCAGACTTCTTACGGGCTGCTTCTGAAACCATAGAGGTTGAAGTACATCCAAAGGCTGGTAGTGGTGCAATTACTTCTGCAATATCACGGGCTGCAATATCCACCATATTTGCCACGATAGGATTTTCAAAAGGACCATCGGGGAAAAGGTCTGGGTAAACATCTCGCATCTTGCCTTGACGAACTTGGAGAACTTGATTCATGCGCTGGTCGCGGTCATCGTACATACGGCGATAGCGGTCATAATAGTTCTTAATTTCTTCAACGGTAAGTGCCATGTTCACCTCCTATCTTAGTTGTATGCGTAATCACTCAAGTTAACGGTGACTTGCTGGCTTTTGTCATATCTAGTTTGAAACATATTTGTGTAACTATGATTGCGAGCAAAGTTGCTTGCAGTTGAAACTCTATCTCGTACGGCTAGTTCGGTAAACCAAAGCGCCATAACGCAGTCTGTCTTTTGACTTCTTGGTGCTTCTGGGTACCAAGTAATTAGTTGCTCAATAAGAGCCTTTAATCCTTCTGACATGTGAGTAGATGGAAACTCAATAAGGTTTAAGCCTTCTTCCCATCCATGAAACAAAGTTGTAAGGGATGCGACACCAAAGTCGGTATCCCATTTATTGTTTCCTGTATGGTGTTCTTTGAGTATCGCACCCCTCGCTTGTAGGTATTCTCGTACCTCACGGTCCTGAGTTAACATTGCTTGAAAAGCATTTTTTTCAACACGCCACTCAGAAATTGAATATTTATCTGTCCAGTCTTTAATCAATTCTCTTATTTCATCAGGCTTCATGCCCTGTTTGTTAGACACATCCAGCACATACCTCTTTTGGGTAGATACATCCACACCAATACAAACAGCAGCGGTATGCCCAGCCATGGCGGGGTCAAGCCCAGCAACCACAACAAGCCCATCCATGCCAGAAAGTCTGTTGCCTGCCTTATTCTTCGGGATGATGCCAATGTTACGAGCACCGTTAATAACACCTTTAACTGAATCCTGTGGGAAAGCGCTATCTTCATGTACCTGTTGTTGCTGATAAACCATCGCCCACAAGTTGGGTGACATGCGACTTCGTTTACGATTGAGCGCCGTGCCTGTCCACTTGTCGTAGAGTCCCTCAGAATCTGGAGTACCATTACCAGACACTGGGGGCATATTGGTTTTTGCCCAAAGAGTAACCCAATCAGTAGGGTCATCGGTGAACTCCAATACTGCAGGTTGAGCGAAGTAAGTCCAAGGAGAAGTTTCATCGGGATAACGCATGGGGTCACGGAGTTCGGAATATAAATCCTTGGGGCGTAATCTTGTGCCCACTACCAGTAATTTTCCGCCATCGTTATCTATACGGGACATAACTTCTGATTGAATCCAGTCAATTTGTTTTTCGTACTCATGGGCGTTGGTATGGTCAACACAGTCATCCATGATGATTAGGTCAGCACGAGCACCGTAGATATGTCCACGAATACC